TGATTGACTGGGAAATCAGGCGATTCGAATGTATGGATTAACTTCGGGGGCTTCGGCCCCCGTTTTTTTTGGCCCGCTTGGCTTTGCGGTCGGGCGGGCTTCGATGCCAGTCATTGATACCAGTTCTGTGGTAGTAACGGTGTAGCCCGGTTCTTTAGAACGGATTGTGGTAGTAACGCGATAGTCCCGAGCGGGCGGTGTTCTCCATGCTGACGTGGCGTCCGTGCCCGCCTCGCCCGTATCGCTAGATACCAGTCACCCCTAGGAACGCGATAGCCCCGACGTGCATTGCATTGCGGGCAAAGCGAACATACCAACGCATTGTTGGTTTGTTCGTAATTACTTTTAGTTATGACGCCGCCCGCTTGACCCGTCCGGCAAGTGCAAAGCGGGCATGACTCACATTGTATTGCACGCACAACTATATAGATGCCACGGGCAAAGCATAGCCCGGCCCTATGAAACGCACCAAATAGTTCTAGATTCCGCCAAATCAGCCGATTTCCCCTACCGACGTAATTACATCTTATATTCTCTATCCGTCATAACTCTATCTTATCGCAAAGGCCGAAAGAGCGCAAACGCCCGAATCGTATAGCTCTCTCTCTATAATAATAATAATATAATATAATATATATAACGTTGTTCCTGAAATTGACCTATAACAAAGCGGGTCTAGGAATCTCCCTCCCAAACATAGAAAAAGTTGAGAATGGTGTGATTTACCCCGCCCTCTCTTTTTCTCCTTTGCTCTCCCCCAATTTCAGGAACAACGTTATAGATCTACTATCTTATCCCGACAAACCCTTATACCTATTGACATTCCGTCGCCATATAATAGAATTACGAAGGATATTTAATATATGATGTAAAACACCCCGAAAGGCAAAACCATGACCCGAACCCCGAAGTACAAGAACGCTGACGATCTTTTGGACAACTGCGAGGTCAAGAACCTCTGCTACGTTTGGCCCAAGTCTTCATGCTCTTTACCCCAACTTTCGCCCAACTCTCCGTTGGCAAACAAGTTCAACACCAATGCCGTCTTGCGCATCCTATTCACCATTTGTAGGTTTCCGCCCGCTGGCCCCCGCTTGCTCAGCCTGTGCGGTACAAAGTGGTGCGTCAATCCATACCATCATTGCGAAGCCAAGATGTACCGAGTTCAAAGGTTTGCGTCCGGCCAACCCAATTCGTTACTCCCTGAGCAAGAATCCAGCCGTCACTTGATCGCACCGCCCGATGATGAGTTGATCGAGATGCGCCCAAAGAACCCTTATCACATCAAGATGCTTATGGACAGTGCATCGCTGGCGGGCTATGACACCGATGGAATACTCAAGCAAAAGGGTTTCGCCATTCCAAAGCGTAAAGAGATCCCGATGGCTACAGAAGACCGGCCCGTGCTGACAATCAAGCTACGCGAGGAACCAAAGCCTGAACCGAAGGAGGAAACGCCCGTTGCGTCATGGGATGAGATCGAATTCGGTATCGACAAGATGATTGCGCACATAGCTGAGCAACGCAAAGCTAAGTTGGAACGGAATTCTGAATAAAGGGAACTAAGGGTCTAAAAACACGAACTGGGTATTGACAAATGAATTAATTTGTGGTACAATGTATCTTTAGATACATTGGTGAGTGATGACGACGACACCGGATCTAAAAGCCCGCGCTGAACATACCAACACCCCCGTTGGTTTGTTCAGTAAATCAAAGTCCTTTATTGGAGTGCATCATGCAAGTAACAAACGACACAGTAACGCAACAGCACCTAGACGCGGTGCATGAGGGTATGCGTACCACCACCCAGCTATGGGTCAGCGGGCTAATCACCGACCGAGAAATCGCTGACCACTTTGCCAAGCTGTCCTTCAACTTTCAAAAGCTTGAGGATCGCGGCTTGCTCAGTGGTTTGCTCGACCCCAATACCGGTCTCAAATACTAATGCTATATCCCATTTCTACAGAATTGGATGACGACAAAAGCGGCAATAACTATTCCGCTAATGATCGTTTCGAGTGGAAGTCATGCACCCTATGCGGGGATGACGTTCATGCAGAGCGCTGGGCCATTGGCTACAGGCTCTGTCTACATTGCGGGCAAGAAGCCGCAATATCTGATCGCGCATCTTGGTGCGTGGTGCAAACGTACGGCAAGGGGCCGTACATGCTCGTTACACCGGAAGCTGCCCCGCAGGTTCTGATGGATACGAATCAGAAGAATCCCAGATCGAACTAACCAACATCCTGTTGGTATGTTCATATAAATCTTTCTTATCAAGGAAACCAAAATGTCTAGAGAAATTTCGTTTGTCCGTCGGCTCAACTTCACAGAGACCGTCGACCTCATCCTCAATGCGGGCGAGAACGCAGTACACCTTACTGGCGAACCCGGTGTTGGCAAGACTGCCATGCACAAAGAGATCATCAAACGCACCGGCTTCAAAGGCATCTACATCGACGGCCCCAACACCGATGTCGGCCAGTCCGGTATGCCAATCCCCAACCATGAGACTCGCACCTTGGATTTTTATCCGGCAGCGCGTTATGGTTTGCACACAGGCGAACCCCTTGTCATCATGATCGACGAGTGGACAAAGACTGATGACTATGTGCGCAACACCCTGCACCCGCTACTGCATGAGCGCAGACTGGGTGACTATGAGTTGCACCCCGACACCATCGTCTTCACGACGGGCAACTTGGGGTCGGACAATGTCGGTGACCATGTCAAGGCTCATACCCGTAGCCGTGAGACATGGATCAACTACATGAAACCAACCGCACCCGAGTGGTTGATATGGGCCGCGAACAACAACGTCGCGCCCGAAATGCAGGCGTGGGTCAAGGAATACCCGCATTGCATGGCGTCGTACTTGGATGGCGGGCAGAAAGAGAATACGTACATCTATCAGCCAACTGACTCATCGCAAGAGGCGTTCTTCTGCCCCCGTACTGCGTACAAGGCTTCGCGTTGGATTAATGTGCGTCACAACATTTCAGAGAATGCGTTGATCGCGGCACTCGACGGCACGATCGGCAGATCAGCATCGCGGGATTTGCAGGCGTACATCTCATTGTCCGATCAGTTACCCACAACTGACAGCATCTTGAACAGCCCCGAATCGACTTCGATACCGACAAGCCCAGCGGCTCAATGTATCTTGGCGTTCAAAGCCGTGGCCGTTTCTACCCGTGACACATTCGCCACATGGATGCGCTACATCAAGCGTATGCCCAAAGAAACCCAAGCTGTGTTCATCAACAGCATCTTGGAGATCCCCGTTAAGAAAGCATGGGTCATGTCTCACCCCGCGTTCGTTACATGGGCGCGTGAGAACCAATACATGTTTGCTGGATTGAAAGGTTAATCATGAGCAAAGTAGAAATCACAGATGAACAGCGGGCTGTGCTTAACAGCGAGCGCGATCGGGTAATGGCCGAGGGTGCGAAAGCATTTCTTGCGGAACACAAGAGCAAGATCAAGAAAGGGGCAGAAGACGGAGAGATGGTTATCTTTCTGACTAACTTCTTTTCCGACGCCTTTTGGCAGGGGTATCTGTTTGCAACAATCGAACAAGTAAAAGGGGAGTTTGAGCTATGAATGCAGACGCATTGATCGCATGGATGTATGTAGTCGAGTGTATCTTTCATTGCCCGAAAGACATACGCAACGATGGGCACTTTGCTAGGTTGATGGTTGACCTACGCAATGCGTACCCTGACGAGTACGAATTCGTAGTGGGTTTCATTGAATCACTTACAGGGAGATGACATGAGATTAATTTGGATATTGTGGGGCAGTGACACACAGAGACCTTGGATTGAGGAAGTGTTCTCCCATAAGGTAATGGCCGAGAAAGTCTTACGCCACATGGAGGAAGCTGACGAGGGGCGTGGGTTTCACTATTGGATTCAAGAGAAGGAGGTGAACAATGAACAAGCATTCTGAACGCAATGCAATACACGAAGCGATGTTGTTCTATTGGGGCGAGCGTTGCTCCGAACATGATGCCGAGTGCCCTGCATGTCAGGCATGGGGGCAGTACGACAAGGTGGTTGAGACCGCGCCCAAGGGCGTGTTACGCATGGTTGAGATCAAGGAGGACGAAGCATGACCAACTTAACCCAAGAAGAACGCGACGCAGTCGTCGAGTACCTATTCTCTTGCGAGACAGCGTTTCTCGTAGAGAACCTTATGAACGCTATGCCCGAGAGCGATCTCAAAGCATTGGGCGTTCGCTTAATCGAACAAACCAACATGGTGTTGGAATGTTCACCAACAACAGGAGAGAAATCATGACAACGATAGAAGAAGCAAAGATTGGGTGGCGCGGTATGGTGATCACATACAAAAACATGCAGGATCGTGCGCATAAACTCATATACAACAAGAATGCTGCGACGGGCGAAGTACTCGAGGCTCGCGGGCTTGTCATCCAAGCGGGCGGCATCATGGCTCGCATGGCCAAGCAGTTGGATGCGCAGTTTCCCGACTACGAATTCGACATGAACGGTAAATTTATCAGGAGAACCAAATGACTATCAAAGCAATAAGAGAAGCTAAAGGCAGGGAAGAGTTAATCATTCGCGGTGTGCAGTCGGCAGTCGCTGAAGTGTTTGAAACCGCTGATCTGGATACATCAATGGTCTGGAACGTGTTGGTCAACATGCTTTGTGGTCTGTCCGTCAAACACGAAGTAAGCAAGGACGATGTCATGGAAGCAGTCTCATCTGTGTATGACTTGCAGTTTCTTGCTTTGTCTAACCTCCACGGCGACAAGCCGAACTAAGGCGGGAATCATGGAGATACCAGAGACCCCCCGAGAACAAACCGTTGAATCGGTTTATCAAACCGGCATGCAGCTTGCTCATCACTTGCGCATGCTTGACTTAAACGAAGAGGCACATCTCTTGGAGTTGTGGATTCTTGATATCAAAGCAACAGGAGGATACCCAAATGAGTAGTGCAGTAATTGTGAAGAGTAAGTTGCCAGCCGAGAAACGAATCGAGTTGGTACATGTGAGCTTGATGAGGAACCCAAAGTTTGCGTTCTTCGTCGGCTTGTTTATGGTCGGGTCTACCAAGGTTCATGACGACCCGCACATGACCGCGTTTACGAATGGGCGTGACGCAGGCTACGGCAGACAATTTGTCGACACACTGACCGACAAAGAGTTGGCGTTTCTTGTTATGCACGAGAACATGCACAAGTGCTATCGCCACCTGACAACGTGGAAAGCGTTGAACGAGATCAACTCGCGCATAACGGGCGCGGCTTGTGACTACGTGATCAACATCCAGTTGGTTGACATGGATCCTGATGAGGAATTCATCGCGTTTCCCCGTTCTAAAGTAACAGGTGCTCTCGACGGTCTTTTAGACCCCGCGTACCGTGGCATGGACACCAAGCAGGTCTTCGACATCCTGATGAAGAAGTGCAAGGGTGGCAAAGGTGGCGAGGAAGGCAACGGTAATCCCGTCGATGGTTCGGGTAAAGGTAAGGGCGAGGGTGACGGAACAAACCAACCAAGTGTTGGTAAGTTCGGTGACAAGGAAGGCTTCGATGCCCATGACTGGGATGGTGCGCAAGAGATGTCCGAGGAAGAGAAGAAGCAACTCAACCAAGAGATCGAGCAGGCCATACGCCAAGGCGGTATCTTTGCCGGTAAGTTTGGTGGCAACACACCACGCGAGATCGGTGAGCTTCTCAACCCCAAGGTTGACTGGCGGGAGGTGCTCAAAAGATTCACCCGGAACAACATCAAGGACAGGGACTCTATCTCATGGCGTAAGGCTCACAAGAATTTCTTGTGGCAAGACATCATCCTGCCGAGCATCCTTGGCAAGCGGGTGAAGTATCTGTTGCTGGGCATGGACACATCCGGTTCTGTGGAAGGGCAGTTACTTACCGACTTTCTCTCTGAGATGAACGGGCTTGTCAAGAGCGTTGGCATCGACCGACTCGATATCGTGTACTGGGACGCAGAGGTACAGGCGCATGAGATCTTTACCGGATCGACGAAGGACATTGTGCACCGCACCAATCCCAAGGGTGGGGGTGGCACAAACCCAGATGTCGTTGTTGATCTGATAGTAGAGAAGCAGTTGAAGCCTGACGCGATCATCATGTTGAGTGACGGCTACATGCACACCAACAAGGCGAAGTGGTCGGCTATCACACAGCCTACTCTGTGGTGCATCATCGGCAACGACAACTACGAAGTTCCGAACGGTCAGAAACTTGTTATCAAGGAGTAAAAAATGAATGAAGATCAAGTGATTCTTTTTATTGGGGATCAGAAGTTTTTGTTGAATATCGACGAGGCTTTGAGTATCTCTAGAACTTTGTGTAGTGCGTCACGCATCACCACGACATGGCTTGGTCAAGGGCATGGCGACAGAAACAACTTAGTTGTAGGCGAACCCGATCCGAAGGCGGCAACTATTGCGCCAATGACAGGGGTCATGCAGTTGGAGATTGATGCCAACATGAAAATTCTTGCGGAGAAAAACAAGCGATGAGCAATTCAAAAACTGGGTACTCGATTACCCTTAACAAAGAAACCTTTGATCTCTTGCAGACCGTGAGAGAACAGTTGGTAGCACTGATGGGCTTTGAGCCTACAAACGGACAGGTGGTTCGCCACCTAATTTCCCTCTTTATTGAAAGGAAGATGTAATGGGATACGGATACAGCGGATACAACACAGCAAACGTGCGGTGCCTTGAATCATTCGAGGCTGCGGTAAAAAAATTCAAGTCGACTACACCTATTCGCAGTAAGCAAGCGAAGGGTGCTGTCCCCTTGGGCGAGCGCAAGAAGCACAACATGGCGAGCATTGCTATGCCTGACGACGACACGGTTCAACTGATCTACTACGGCAAGCCGTTGGTAGTGTGGAAATCGGACGAGACATTCGAAGTGTTCTCCCCGCAATACCACTCGCCATATGTGGTTGGAAACATTCAGAACTTTGTGCCCCGCAACGTGGGATTCACTTGGAACAGGGGGCGCATGTGCTTGGTTGTCAAAGAACAGAGGTTCTTGTTGCCACGCGACAAGAGCTTTAAGTTTAGAAACACACCCCATTCTGTAGAACTGCTTGATGTTCCGATGGAGCACGCGATCAGGAAGAAGCGCGGTATGGAGAAGAAGTACTTGAAAGACTGCGAGTCGTTCCTTGACTGGATGGATTTGGTGCAGTCGATCGACAACATCCCGAAAGATCCTGTCCAAGAGATGGATGCCGCGATGCATGTTCTGTACAAAGAGCTTGGCCTTATGTCGGACGCAGAGTTTCAGAAGTGGGCGGAAGAATGGAGCAAAAAACCCGTAAGTGCGACCACTGTAGACCGGTGGGAAATCAGTCGCAGTCGCGAGTTCTTACCGCATGGCGGGAGAGGTCAATGGCGTGGCGTTAGGTCGGGTTTCCATACGGAGTCCTGTAAGTTGTTCATGGATTGGGTCACAGGCCCGCTCAGTGAGAACTGGGTGACTGCGTACTACATACTCATGAAACAGCAAGGCAAGCGCGGATATGTAAGGCGCGGCAACGGTGTTCGCGAGTGGTCTGTTTGGCTTGATCGCGAATCTGCCGTTGGGTACCTCAAGGATGTCATTTTGCATCTGCATTCTGACGAATGCTTTGTTAAAGAACCGCTTGAGTTGGGGCAAATTCCGACCAAGCAGAACGCTGAGTACTTCAATGTAATCACGGAGTTACTTTGAACAAACCAACACGGTGTTGGTATGTTCGTTTTTAAATCAATCAGGAGAAAGTAATGCAATCATTTGAAACACCCTCAATCTCGTTGGCCTCAATGGCCATGCTTGTCGAACTACGCATCAGTACGTGGACTGCGCGTAAGCGTGACAAGGAAACCACTGCTGACTTGAACACAGCCAAAGAAGCTGATCAAGACGCAAGCTCTGTGTACAAGTACCTCATGGCGGGCAGTGATCATCTCAACAAGATAGAGAAGTACGCGGCCAAGTGCCGTGCGTGGAATGGCACACAGACCCTACCGTGGATGAAGGGTATCGGCTTACTCCCGATGGAGAACTTCTTCAGCTATCGTGAACAGCTCGGTACTATGGAAGCTAACTTCAATTCGCTTGTCAATGACTTCATAGCAGCTTATCCAACGTTGGTTAGTGCGCAGGCGTTCAAGCTCGGCAAGTACTTTGATGCGTCAGAGTTCCCCGATGTTGCGTCCTTACCTCGTCGCTTCAAGTTCGAGTTCAACTTCCTCCCTGTTCCAGAGAAGGGTGACTTCCGTATCCAATGCGAGGAACGTGTGCGTCAGGACTTGGCTGAGCAGTACGACAAGATGTTCAACAACAAGATGGTCGAGGCTATGCGTGATCCGTGGGACAGACTGCACAAGATGTTGGCGCGGATGAGTGAGACTCTGACTGACAAGGAAGATGGCAAGCGCAATATCTTTCGCGATAGTCTGGTCAACAACGCCTTAGAGTTATGTGGCCTGTTGTCCGTGCTCAACGTGATGAAAGACCCAGCGCTTGAAGAAGCTCGACGTATGCTAGAGAAAGCAATCAACGGCATCGACCCCGAAGACTTACGCAAGATACCTAGCGCTCGCGCTGAGTTGAAGCACAGCGTAGACGACATCCTCAACAAATTCCAATGGTGAACACATGAGTAACTTTGCAAACATACGGCTACCAGCCGACAGACTGATCGACCCGTTCCTCAAGGTATTGGTGGACAAGCTCGCGCTTAGCAACCCGAAGTGGGTGTTCTCAACCAACAAGGATTCCCACAAGACGGCGATAGGCTTCAAGTACAACGACTCCGCAAGTAATCCACCGGAGGGTTTCTCCTACACGCGCACTATCATCGTGCGAGAGGAAGGCGAGATGCTCGGTCAGATATCTGTTGACTCAGGGTACAGGCGTAATTCGTACAAACCTTTGTACGAGATCAAGTCGTGGCGCATCGAGACTGTCCGTGGCGGGCAGAACGTAACCAGAACAGAGAAGCTGGACATTGCCGCACGTAAGGTAAAGAAGTCGTTCATCCGTATGGATCACAGCGAGTTCTTGGCGAAGGCCATTGACACAGTCGATACCCATATGCGCAACTGCTTGCGTAACCTACGCCATACCGTCGGTAGCAGGGCGCTTGTCAAAGACCTTGTGTATCTACAGAAGTGGGCGTACTGTACGGTTCGCGGTCTACCCGTGCCGGATGCGATCAACAAGCAGATCATAGAAACCTTTGACTCTGAGCAGTTTGAGAAAGCAATGGGTGAGTATGAACTAGCGTTTGAGTTTGAAGTGCTGTGCGCTGACAGAAAGACGATTGTCATAGCCGAGAAAGACGGGCAGTACATATTCAGAGATGAGCATGATGTAATCATGGCGCTTGAGTACGCAAGTCTTCCTCAAACATGGCAAGAGCGTATTGCTGTGCTACAGCTTATGGAAGACAACGAACTTGTGCGTGACGTAGGTTACAGGTATAATGATAAACACTTCATGATAGTAACCTAACCTATACCCCTCCCCCCTTGACCCGCCTATGTGCGGGTCTTTTTTTGCCTGAACAAACCAACACCGTGTTGGTATGTTCGATGTATAGTAGATACCCCTATAAAAAAGACTTGACAAAGTCTAAAGCTGCCCCTATATTAGAGTCCATACAGGAGATACTGATGGCACTCACCCCCGAGAAGAAAGTAAAAAATCAATGTGTTGACATACTCAAAGAGCACGAAGCATACTACTTTTTCCCAGCAGCCAACGGGCTAGGCCGTGCCGGTATCCCCGACATCATAGTCTGCTTGCATGGCTACTTCATAGCTATCGAATGCAAAGCGGGCAAAGGGAAGACCACCGCCCTACAAGATCGAGAATTGCAACGCATTCGCAACGCTGGAGGCGTAGCCCTTGTGATAAACGAAAACAACATGGACGAGTTGAAGAACTTACTAGGAGAGAAGAAATGAAAATGATTGAAAAGATTCTTCGCGCCCCACTGCCCGACCAACTAAAAGCTTTGCTTGAAAAGTTTGATGGGGACTATGATGCCAGTCACTTGAGAGCGTTAAAAAATTTGGCCAAGGAACCAAGCTTTACGCGGTATGAACGACTTATGCTAAGACGCGCTTACAAAGAGGCGCAAGTAAAACTTGAACGCGATAGCGCTTTAAGCTCCGCGATGACGGTGGTGCTCAACTTAAAAGAAGGTGATAGGTTTTTTGATGCAGACCATTACACGGTAAGGTCTCAGGTGGGCGGTTCGATGATTCCAGTTGAGAGTTTGCATAACGCGCAATTTAGCAAAATTAGTTTGCAGGGCCAGATTCAGGACGCGGCACGGAATAGTCAGTACCCACAGGGTATGAGGGTGCACCCTTGATCACTATCGACTTCGAAACTTACTACGCCTCGGACTACAGCCTCACCAAGGTTACGACTGAGGAGTATGTGCGTGATTCACGTTTTCAAGTTATTGGGGTGTCGGTCAAGGTGAATGATGCGCCTGCGGAATGGTTCACGGGCGACATGGAAGAGACCGCTGAGTGGCTGGCGGGCTTCGATTGGGGGAACCACTTCGTATTAGCCCATAACGCCATGTTTGATGCGGCCATCCTGACTTGGGTATTTGGGCAGAAGCCCAAGGCATGGCTGGATACGTTGTCTATGGCGCGGGCCATACTGGGTACGCAGGTGGGCGGTAGTTTGGCCAAGCTGGTCGAGTATTTTGGATTGGGTGTCAAAGGCACTGAAGTGGTGGATGCCAAGGGTTTGAGGCGAGAGGACTTCGGTGCAGAGCAGTTGGCTCAATACGGAGAGTACTGCAAGAACGATGTGGAGTTGACGTTCAAGCTGTACCACGAACTTAACGCAACATTCCCCGTGCGGGAGAAGCGGCTTATCGACATCACGATCAGGATGTTCAGCGATCCGTTGCTGGAGTTGGATACGCAGAAATTGGAAGATCATTTGGTAGCGGTTCGTGAGCGCAAAGCCAAATTGTTTACTGATGCTGGGATAACGAAAGAGATACTGAACAGCTCGGCTAAGTTTGCTGAATTGTTGGGGCAGTATGTGCAACCGCCTATGAAACCCAGTCCGGCAAATCCGGAGAAGTTTATTTATGCGTTTGCCAAAAGCGACGAGCATTTTGTGGCGTTGCTTGATCACCATAACGAAGCTGTTCAAGCCATTGTTGCGGCTAGGCTTGGTGCGAAATCTACGCTGGAGGAGACAAGGACAGAGCGATTCATTGACATATCACGCAGAGGGCATATCTGTGGGTCGCTCAATCGTCTACCTATTCCGTTGAAATACTATGCCGCACACACCGGTCGATGGGGCGGGTCGGACAAGATTAACCTACAGAACTTACCCAGTCGTGGCGCGGAGGGCGGCAAGCTCAAGCGGTGCATCGTTGCACCCCGTGGGTATGTCATCATCGACTGCGACTCCTCACAGATTGAGGCCCGAGTGTTGGCTTGGTTGGCGGGCGAGACGTATCTCTTGGACTTGTTTCGACAGAAAGCTGATGTGTACAAGCACATGGCATCTTCCATATATGGCACACCAGAAGAAGACATCACCGCAGACCAGAGGTTCATCGGTAAGACCACGGTTCTTGGCGCTGGCTACGGAATGGGGGCTATCAAGTTTCAAGTTCAGTTGGCCAACATGGGTAAGAACCTCAGCTTCGATGACTGCCAATACATCATCAAGGGATATCGCGGAATCAATAGACGGATTGCGAATTGGTGGAATCAGTTGAACATGATTCTTCAGTTTATGTTGGCCAACAAGCCAGCCCAAGTGGATGCTGTGGGTTTGATGGAGACAACACCATTCACGGGAATTCAGTTACCGAACGGGCTGTTCCTCAACTACCCCGGACTTCATAAAGATTCTGCGGGTCAGTTTGTCTACGAGACACGTAGCGGGCTGAACAAGATATACGGGGGCAAGGTCGCTGAGAACTTGTGCCAAGCCGTTGCGCGTTGTGTCATCGGTGAGCAGATTGTCCAAATTGAAAAACGCTACAGGGTTGTGCTGACCGTGCATGACGCTGTGGCTTGCGTAGTACCAGAGGACGAGGCAGACGAAGCTCGAGCCTACATTGAAGAATGTATGCGTACATCACCCCCTTGGGCTTTAGACCTGCCGCTTAACTGCGAATCAGGAATGGCGAGGAACTATGGCGACTGCTAGAGAGTCACACATGCAAAGCATCAAACGCCTTATGGAGATTGGCAAGATGCGTAAAGATGGCGCTTCTGTTGCAGAGATTGCCGACCGCTATGGGGTAACAACTGCATGGGCGTACGACTTACTTAAACAATTTGATTTCATCACTTCTGTGGAGCAGTTTAGATACCGCAAATATCATTTTTCTCATTACATGAAGAAAGAAGAATCAAAAGAACTTATGCACATCAAAGATTGGCTTGAATTTTTAACAGAGGAAACTAAATGACAAAACCTATAACTTGGTCGTACAGCAGTTTGGCGTTGTACCAGCAGTGCCCCAAGAAGTATTACCACCTCAAAGTGGTGAAGGATATCAAGGAGCCGTTGAGCGAGGCTATTACTTTTGGTAATGAAATTCATAAGGTAGCTGAAGAATATGTAAGTAAGGGTCGTCCTATTCCTGAGAAATATAACCACATTGAGCCAGCCCTGAAGGTGCTGAAAGATATGCCCGGGGAGAAATTGTGCGAGAACAAACTTGGCCTAACCGCAGACTTGAAGCCTTGCGGGTTCTTTGATAAGAACGTATGGTGGCGTGGCGTGGCCGACATCATCATCCTGCAAGGGGATACCGCCCTGACTGTGGACTACAAGACGGGCAAGTCGAGCAAGTTTGCCGAACTCAAACAGCTTGAGATTGTGTCCCTTGCGATATTTAAACACTTCCCAGAAGTAAAGAAAGTCAAAGCGGGCTTGATGTTTTTGTTCGCTGATGACTTCGTAAAGACTGCTTACTTGGCTGACTCACAAGATGAACTGTGGGGTAGCTGGGTATCAGATGTTGGGCAACTTCAGGCTTCCGTAGAAAACAACATGTGGAATCCAAAACCCAACTTTACCTGCCGTGGCTGGTGTCCAGTCACGTCGTGTGATCACAACCAAGGAGAGAAATGATGGCAAAACAACTAAGTAGAGCAGAGAAGATTCGTCGTTACATTACAGCGCACCCAAGCGTATCAGTGACAGAGGTTGCGAAAAAGTTTGGTACGACGTATCAGATCGTATACATGATAAAAACAAAAATGTCCAAGAAGATTGTGCTCCACGCAAAAGAAGTAGAGCTGGCCAACAAAAAGGGTATATCTACAGCGGAGTACGCCAAGCAAAAGGCCAAGATACTCAAAGCACCCAAGAAGAAAGCGGCACCACTACCTACACCTGAATCTAGAGATGGATTTGTTTATCGTTGGATCAATACCAATGCATTGAGCGAAGACGCTAAAGATGCGCTGGCCGAGCGTTTGAACCCCGAAGCCATCACAATGGTTGAACCACAACTTGACCCGGTGAACCATCCTTATCATTACAAAGTAGGTGGAATCGAGACCATCGACTTCATTGAGGCCAAGGAACTTAACTACAACATGGGTAACGCTGTGAAGTACATCAGTCGAGCCGACCACAAGGGCAACAAGAAACAAGACCTTGAGAAAGCTGTGTGGTATCTCAACCGTGAAATAGGAAAGCTCTAACATGTGGGATGTACTTGTTACTGTGACTTTGATGTTGTTTGGAGCTTTCATGGTGGTGGTTGTTGGCGCAGTGTTTATTGCGGCAATTTATTTTTTACAAAATGGGGGCAGGGATGATTGAACCGACCACACCGGAAGAAGATGAAGCGTTCAACGAGATTGAGCGCCAAGCCAAACAACGCATGGCGGCGGTCAATGCCGCATTTGATGAGCAGTACCCTATTTGGAAGCGTAACCAAGTTATCGAAGAAGTGGCACAGCACATTGAAAAGCTGACTGGCTTTGGTCAGGACACCATTAGCAGTTTTGCAATCTACATAAGAGGAATGAAGAAATGAACAATCAACCAGCATTTCCAGTTTTGATTGTTGACCGACCAGAAGAACTAACCCACTTTAACGGCATGACACTGCGGGATTACTTTGCGGCAAAGGCTATGCAAGCATTGATTGACAACGATGGTTTATTTTCAGAGATACCGACACAGGCTTACGAAATGGCAGACGCAATGATGAAGGCAAGAGAGCAATGAGTTTCAGAACCACAACCGTCAAATACATCAAAGAAGTGTTGAGGGCTAGGACGATTCACGAAGTCATTGCAAACGAACTGCGTGAAGCACACCTACGCAAGCTGGAAGCTGAGACTGCGGCAGAGTATGCCAATGCGGCAATACAGTACAACGAACAGCGCATTGCACGACTGATGGCACGATTGACTGAGCATACGGAGGAGGGGGACTATACATGACACAAAATGAAATAATTGAGATAGCACAAGAATGCAAGTTGATTGGAATGCGCCCATACCTTGATGGCATTTATTCTGAATCACTTGTAGCCTTTGCCAACCTTGTAGCCGCCAAGGAACGTGAAGCGTGTGCAAAGCTGTGTGAAGAAGCGGGTACTGTTGAGCAATGGGATGGTTTATCTGAAGCCGCAGACAGAATCAGAGCTAGAGGAGAGCAAGCATGACACAAGAAGCATTACGCATGGCGCTTGAGGCGTTGGAAGAAAACCATCACCTTATTGAAGAACACGAACGACCTGAGTATCTGGTGCATTACGACCAAATAATTAGCTTACTCGCTAAAGCCTTAGCAAAAGAAAAAGCATTACAAGCACTGCATGATGAGAACGAACGCCTTGGGTTGTACAAGGATGCTTATGCACAGCCAGAGCAAGAGCCTGTGATTAGTACATGGGTTCTGCGTGAAGTGTATTTTGATGAAGATGGAGAGCCAACAATGCAC